CCTTTGTGACACCTTTAAAAATACTTCCCAAACCATACTGTTCTCTAGGTACAGCGTCCATAATTCCGCCACCCATATATAATTGTCTTTTCATCTGTCCTCTAGATATTGTCATAATTTAGTTAAATGTTAAAGCAGGTTTTGATATCCTGTAATCTTCAATCTACTTGGTTTTTGGTAATAAATCAAGAGTTGGCATTATTATATGAATATCTCTTCTAATATCATCTTCTAATACGCCTTTAGCTCTCCATTCCTGTTCGTTCTTATATTCCTCGCCAGTTTTTTTATTACTAATCTTTTCTATAATTTTCTCTGGTTTTAGTTCTTGCATTACGTCACTACCTCTCTCGGCTGTATTTGTAATATAGAAGCTATAACGTGCAGCTCATTCGCGTCACTAGCTTGTACTTTTAATATCTCACTTTCTTCTACCACAAGAGGAAAAGTTAAAAGTTCGGTTGTTGCGTTAGATGCTACAGCTTTAGTTTTAAATAAGCTAAATACGTTACTAGAAGCGTCTGTTAATGTAATTGTTATATTACAGCTAGAACCAGCGTCATTTGAAACTAGTATTGATTTAACTATAGCAACATTTGCAGAAGGTGTAGTGTACAGAGTTGTATCATCTGTAGTTGTTAAATCTAATTTTGCGTTTACGAAACTATTTGACATTAATTTAAAAAGAAGTTTTGTGCGTCTACTTCATCCTTTAATTCTTGTTGGTATGTTGTGTTTAATTTTTGTATAACACCATCGAGATCTCTTACCTGTGCATCAGCAACATCTTGACTGTATGTTTTACTAGGTCTAGTTAATATTTGTACTATCTTTGCCATTATCTTCTTCCGTCCGGTTGTATATCTAATCTAAACCCACCAAGTTTCCAATTTTGAGCTGCTGCTGTGTTTGCTATTTTTAATGATACAGCTCTTGCTCTAGCTCGTGTGTCAACTTTAGTTGTTGATGAAGTAATTGTAAATG